AGCTTCTTGTCCTGGGTAGACGCAGTTAGCACTTGCACTTGTTGGGTTGCCTAGAAATACAGAACAGCTAGCTAAGAATATTGCTACTGTAGAATATAAAACTTTTTTAATTGTGGGGTCTCCTTGTTAGTAGGGGTTTCCTAACAAGACTATTATATCAGATGTTTATATTATTACTTAAAAGTCCCAGTCTTCATCTTCTGTTGCTTCGTGTTTAGCTATTACATAACTAGATCCACTACCGCTAAAAAAGTCGTGATTCTCATCAGAATTTGGAGATAGTGCAGAAAGAATTGCAGGATTTACATCGCAAACCTCTTTAGGGAATAATGCATCAAACCCTAGATTCATTAGTGCCTTATTTGCGTTGTAGTGCAAAAACTTTTTTACATCGTGAGTTAATTCTAACTCGTCATAAAGTTCTGCAGTATACTTGATTTCATTTTCATATAGTTCCATCAGCATTGAGTATGCGTAGTCTTTTAGATCTGCCTGACGTTCTGCAGACTCTTCATTAAATGCAAGCTGAAACTTGTAGCCAATGTAGTAGCCGTGTACAGCTTCATCTCTAATAATAAGTCTAATTAGATCAGCAGTGTTTGTTAACTTTGCCCTGGAAGACAGGTACATTGGCCAGTAAAAGCCTGAGTAAAATAGGAATGACTCTAGCAATGTAGAGGCGATCTTACGCTTTAGTGGGTCATCTCCCCTGTAGTAACCAAGGACAATCTCTGCCTTCTTCTGAAGGTATGGGTTATCCTCAGACCATCTAAAGGCATCCTCAATTTCCTGTGTGGATGTTAGTGTAGAAAATACACTTGAGTATGACTTTGCGTGAACAGACTCCATGAAAGCGATGTTGGTGATAACTGCCTCTTCGTGCTGAGTTCTGGCATCAGGAAGGATAGACATAGATCCTACAGTACCCTGGATAGTATCAAGCATAGTTAGTCCAGTAAAGACACGCATAGTCAGTAGCTTTTCGTTATCTCTTAGCGTAGACCAAGACTGAATATCATTAGAGATGGGGACCTTTTCAGGCAGCCAGAAGTTTGCTGTTAGTCTATTCCAAACCTCTAGATCAATTGGGTCTTCAATCTTGTTCCAGTTAACTGGTCTAGTTATAGCTGGCAACTGACACATCCTTCCATTTCTGTTCCTTCTAGTGCATTCTGTCTAATACGAATGTAGTAAATTGTTTTGATACCCTTTTTCCATGCGTAAATCTGTGCCTTGTTTACGTCACGAGTAGTAGCGGTATCCTTAAAGAATAGTGTCAGAGACATTCCCTGATCAATGTGTTGCTGAGCTGTTGCATAAATATCAATAACCTTTTCTGGGCCAATCTCATATGCATCGTCAAAGTATTTGCGGTTATCGTTTGTTAGGTATGGTGCAGGGTAGTAAACACGACCAAGCTTTCCCTCTTTACGAATCTCAATCTGAGAAGCAATAGGATGAATAGAGCTAGTGCTATTGTTAATATAGCTAATTGATCCTGTGGGTGGTACTGCTTGTAGGTTCTGATTATAGATACCGTGCTCCATTACTGAAGCCTTGAGCTCTTCCCAATCCTTCTTCTTAGGAATGCGAATCTTTGCATCCTTAAATATCTGTGACACCTTCTCTGTTGCTGGCTCCCACTTTTGCTGGGTATACTTATCAAAGAAAGATCCATCTGCATACTTAGACTTTTTGAAACCATCAAATGGTGACTTAGTCTCAATAGCAATCTTATTAGATGCTTTTAGGGCGTAGTATAGAACGGTCAGGAAATAGATGTTAGTGAAGTCAATAGACTCCTCATCTCCATAATACATCTCTTCTTTACCAAAGTATCCGTGGAGGTTCATCTGACCTAGACCAATTGCACGAGACTTCTTATTACCCTCAGCTACTGACATTACGGAATCAATGTATGACTGCTCAGATACGGATGTAAGTGAGCGAATAGCAACCTCAATAGTCTTCTCAAAGTCTGGAGACTCCATGGCCCTAGCAATATTTAGTGATCCAAGGTTGCAGGAGATGTCCTTACCAATCTTTTTATAAGACATATCATTATTGTAGGTAGTTGGTGTGTTTACCTGCAAAATCTCAGAGCAAAGGTTAGACATATTAATTCTGCCATCAATTGGGTTTTCCTTGTTTACAGTGTCTTCATAAACAATGTATGGATAGCCAGACTCAAACTGTAGCTCTGCAATCTTTTCAAATAGCTCACGTGCCTTAATCTTGGACTTACGGATACGTGGGTCATCAACCATCTGGTTGTATAACTCTGTAACAGAGATGTCGCTCATTGGTTTTCCATATACTTTTTCTACATCGTAAGGAGAGAATAGGTACATATCTTCATTAGTCTTAGCAAGCTCAATAGTAATGTCTGGAATCACTACCCCCAAACTTAGTGTCTTGATACGAGTCTTTTCGTCAGCGTTTTCTTTCTTGGTATCTAAGAACTTCATAATGTCTGGGTGGTGAGCGTTTAGGTAAACAGCTCCAGCACCCTGACGAGCACCTAGCTGGTTGGCGTAAGAGAATGCATCCTCAAGCATCTTCATAACTGGAATTACTCCAGAGGACTGATTCTCAATCTTCTTGATTGGTGCACCATGCTCACGAACGTTGGTAAGGTTAAGACCTACACCACCACCACGCTTTGATAGCTGTAGAGATGAGGTAACTGCACGTGCAATTGATTCCATGTTGTCTTCAACACGTAGCAAGAAACAAGAAACAAACTCTCCACGTTGCTTCTTGCCTGCGTTTAAAAAAGTTGGGGTTGCTGGCTGGAAACGACCAGAAATAATTTCATCTACTGTGTCTTTTGCAATCTGCTCATCGCCACGTGCAAGCATTAGTGCATTCATTACTACACGATCCTCAAATCGTTCTAAGTAACGCTCACCATCAAAAGTCTTTAGGGCATAGGATGTGTAGAACTTGTAGGCACCAACAAAGGTAGGAAACCTAAACTTATAGGAGTAGGTCTGCTTAAAAAGCTCCTTAACAAACTCATCAGAATATTGACCAAGAACAGCCTGATCATAGTATTCGTTCTCTACTAGGTAGTGAAGTTTTTCCTCAATTGAATGAAAGAATACGGTATTTAAGTTCACGTGGTCCAGGAAGTAAGCCTTGGCTGCCTTCTTGTCCTTATCAAACTGAATCTTATTATCTGCGTCATATAGATTAAGCATTGCGTTTAGCTCGTGATAGCTATAGTCACTATTCGTTGTCATACAACATCCTCATTCTTTCTTTTACTTTAGTTACATCGTCAGTGGTACCAAATATTTCTACTCTAGCTATAATCGGTACCCCAGTTTTTTGAGAAATCAGTTCTGCAGCTTTGCAAAAGTGTTCTCCAAAGTTTGTATTGCCAAGTCCTACGACACCCCTTAAAAGGTCTCTATTTTCTGGAACGTTTAAGAATCTTCTGACTTGTCTGGGAATTGCACTACGTTCGGATCCTCCACCATAAGTTGGTACAAAGAGAATATAAGGAGCAGTGGGAACAGGATAAGCACAGCTATCCCTGCTATCAATAGGAATCCTATAATCAGTAAAGCTTCCATCATTTATTTTCTCCACAAATCTTTTTGTATTTCCTGAGTAGTTTGAAAAGTATACTATATTGATTGACAATTTCAAACCTCTCTGCTTAGGGGATAGACAAGGGGAGAGACCAAAAGCCTCTCCCCAAGATCTATTTTACCACAATTTTTTTATTACTTTAGAGCAACCTTTTTCTTTAGGGTTGTCTTGTTTGCAACCTTATTGTTCCAGCGAGTAGCTAGTTTGTTGTAGTCAGCGGTTAGCTTTGCATTGGCTGCACTCAAAATAGCCACCTGAGCTGCTAGATCTGCAGTTGCAATAGAGAAATAAACTTCCTTTACTGCCTTTGCCAAACCAGTCACATCTGTAGCGGAAATAGTTGCAATACCTGCAACTGTACCAGCTGTAGCAGGAGTGGTAATTACACCCTTGTATAGCTTGTCAGTTGAGTTCCAGGTTAGTGCTGTCTTAACAGTTCCACGAAGAAGTGTTGTTGTAATTGTTGCATTCTCAACTGCGTTACCAAATACGTCAGTAGCGGTTGCAGTAAAGTCTACATCTGAACCAAGGCCAGCAACAGTTGGAACTGAAGCTGATAGGTTGTATGCAGGACCAGCAATACCCTTTAGGTAGTATGTGGAAGATGATCCACCAGCTGTAACAACTACTGAACCAGCAGTAGTCTTAGTTGTAAATGCGTAGAATGTAGCGGTAGTTCCTGAGCCAGTGTTGATCTCAACGCTAGCAGCTCCTGCGGAAGCTGGAACCTCTGCACCAACTGCATCCAAAGCTGTTACTAGCTTTGCATCTGTTGCAGTTGCACGAACAACTGTACCAGTTGCTACTGTAACAACAAACTTAACAGTGTCAGCAAGGTCAACCTTGTTGTCTGATGGAACTGTTGGTGTTGCTGGAGTAGTTGCAACCTTTGAGGTTGTTGCTACGTCAGTTGATCCTACAGTCACAGCTGCAGATAGTGATGCAGATGCTGGTGTTACTAGTGCAGTTGTTACTAGTGCTAGGGCTGCAGCCATAGCAATTAGTGGCTTCTTTAATGAAGTCATAGTTTTATTCTCCTTGTTTTTATATTAGATTGAACCCAGACAAAAAATCACGCACGTCATTAGGCATCTCTTTGTCTTCTAATTGTACCATATCAGATCTCTTCTTGTCAAGTGCTGATTTGGCAGAGCCACTCCAAGTGTGAACCTCTACTTCAAGATTTGTATTCCTTGGTGTGTGACTAATGGCTCCAAAGATTGCACCACAGACAGCGTCTGCAAGGTCCTTGGAAGATTTCCTAGGGTGGTCTACCCTGTTGCCTTTCATAATCTTAAGTTCTGTAAGCTCTTCAAACAAAAGATCAATTGTGGGCATAGCAAGCCTGTCTTCATATAGCAACATTGCCATGTCTTCGTAATGCTTCTTTGCTACAGATACAGTTTCTGTTTTAATTCCAACCTGCTTTAGTTCATTCTGAATATCAAACGATTGCCAACGGTCAAAGCTAACCATGCCTAGGTTAAAACCAAGCCTACGAAGATTTTGAATCCACTGTTTAACCTCTGAAAGGTTTACAGGGCCTTCCTTCTTTGGCTCCCACCAGGCTACTGCATCTACTACTACGATTGGCACTACTTGTTCATAGTCTTTCATTACTTGAACTGATACCCATTTTTCTACGTGAGCAATTGCTACCGCACATTTGTCGTGGCGTTGTGCAAGGTCAGCGTGAACAAAGTAAGTTTTTTCTGGATCAGGCACAAAGGTTTCATCAAACCTTCTAAAGTTATCTAAAGGATTACGCAGAGTCATTGCAGACCTAATCTTTTCTTGCTGCTTAAAGAAGGCATCAGATGAGAAGGTTGGTACGCAAGCAAAGCGTTGCATCGCATCGCCAATGTCTGTGTAGAATGCTAGCTTAAAGTCATCCACCTTACGAGTAGGATTAACCACCCAGGTAGGACGCTTTACTGCAAACATTCCTGGAAATTTGTAATTAAGAATTGTGTCTTCGTCCCACTCAATTTCAAATGAGTTACCCTCAGCATCTTCTGGTAGGTCAGGGTTCATAATAAACTTATGACGCTTAGTGATAACTTCTTTGTCAGCAATCACGGCATCGTATCTTTGAGAAATAAAGTCTCCTGGAAAACGTGGGAATGATAGCAACGCTACCTTACCAAGATCTGGAAAGCGAGAATCTACTGACGCACGAAACGCTTTATATATATTGTCCGCAGTCTTACCCTGGTCATTTCCAGTTCCAATCTCAGTAGCAAATCCAGAGATTTCATCAAGTACTGCCAAGATAAGGTTAAGGCCCTCGTGCGACTCTCTTTCCGAATGGCCAGAGTATACCGTGATAGATTTGTTAAATTCGATAGACTCAGCTTTGGCATAAAATCTTCCAGCGAACCAAGGCGAGTTCTCAATTTTAGTCTTAAAGCCTTTAAAGAAAACATTTTTTGCTTGTTGTGCGTTAATTGCAACGTTGATGATATCAATGGCGTCACCATTAGGTTTTCCAAAATACCGTGCAGGATCTTTAAGACATAGAAGTTTATATACAATATAGGAACAAGCAACTGTAGAGGTAAAGTCTTTTCCTGATCCCTTACCCAGCTGTAGAATAATTTCGTTTTTTGTATACTTTTTAAAATATCTTCTTCCTTCTTCTGGTCCCAAGATGTCAACAAGATCTTCCTCCCTATAAATTTGGCTCATAGCCTCTACAATGTCATATTGAATTTGAGATAGTGGTGGCTGCCCAAGATAGTCTTCACCTTCTACGAATGTTTTAGCATCTACAGGCATTTCCTCAAAGTTATCATTCTTTAATGCTTCAAAGAATTCATTAAACATTGTTGTGGACAACGGTTAGCACCTCACCCTTTTTTGCAATCTGAGAAAGCCTACGCATAATTTCGTCACGAACTTCTGGGTATTCAGATGCAATGTCTCTAAGGACACCTTTAAGGACTTCTTGATTTCTTTCAATCTCAATCATCTCTTCTGCAAGCTGTTGGTTTTCTAGCAAACCAGCTTTTTGCAGCATATCAATGCGTGTTTTTTCAATGTCCATTACAAGCTTAATTGATGCGTTCTTTGCACCTAGGTTTGCAGTTGTTGTTGCATCATCCATAACTTCATATGCTTTTTGAATTAGCTTGTTGTAGTGGGCATCTGCACCTGCTAGAGCTTCTTTGGCACGTGCTCTAATGATTGCATTGTCAGAAGCCATAGACTTCCACTCATCAATAAGGCTAACCACTCTTGTGCGTGGCATAGCCAATTCTTTAGATATTTGAGTAGGCTCGTTTCCTTGTAGATACTTTTCTACAACCTTATTGACCTCATCAAGATGCTTGACAAGCTGCTCCTCAGTCGTTAACACGCTTTGCTCTCATTCCTTTTTTAGGTATACGTTTAATTCTATCAGATTTGAAGCTTCTAAATGCCCCAACTTGACCACGAATAATCTCAAAACAGTCTACCCACTGAGCCCCTGTCTCAAGGTTAGTCACAAACCCAACAAACCTAAACTTGTTCCCGTATTCACCTTTAACCCTAAACAGGTCTCCTTGGCTAATTGTGAAACCATCTATACTAATTTCTGGCTCTCTTAAAAACTTTGTTGGTCTAGGCTCTGAATGACTGGTTCTTTTCATCGTTTGCTCTTTCTCAATCCAAACTTTGCAAGGTATACGTAAATGGTTTCTACGCTTGTGCCACACTCTTTTGCAATCTGCTCTGGAGTCTTCCTGTCTAGATGAAATCTTTTGCGTAGCCATGCTTCGCTTGTGTATAGTTTAGCAGCCATGTTTTACTTTGTCAACTTTCCCCAATTATTGATAGCCCAATGCCCAATACCTATAGCATCAGCAACGTCATTGTCTGCTACCTCTTTATCATAGTACGTATTAACAAATTGAATAGTTCTAACTTTTCTAATTTCTCTTGCCCTGTTTTGATACCAGACCTTAGACTTGTCTGGATACTGCTCCATTAGCTCTTTCTTTTCCATAGTAGTTAGCTTTGGGTTTCCAATAAAGCTTTGCCAACTAATAGGATTAACAGAGCCAGCAATCTTAATACCCGAAATACCTGCGGCACCTAGAAGTGCACCCTGAACCAAAGCAAGATCTGCAGCAGTCTTAGGGCTATTAATAAACACAGTGTGCTCAATTACAATTGAGTCTATGTTAAACTTCTTAAAAAATGCATAGCTTTTACGAGCTGCATCTTTTACCTTAGCATAAGTGTTTGCACCTTGGAAATTAATCTTACCAAAAGCAACAAGTTTTATATCAGAAAAGATTGCAAACGCAAGGCTGTTAGTACTGGCATCAATACTGCAGATAGTTTTAGGCTTTAAGTCACTCAGTGTCATCTTGATACTCATGGAAGAACATCCTTATTTCTTTAATCTTTTTATTTACTTCTTTTTGGTTTATGCTACAGGTGTTGCAGTACTTGTGGTCATTGTATATGGACAATAACCTGTTGCACTTTAAGCAGCTTCTATTCTTTTCACTTCTTTTGTTTCTCTTTACAGCTTTGTGTCTTTCAAGAATCTTTTCTTTTTTAGACTCGTCCCTGCAGTTTTCTGAACAGTATATCTGATAGGAAACGTTTGGATAAAAATGGTTAGAACACCAACTACATTGTTTCAACTAGTGCCTCCAGGGATGAAATCTTCACAGACCCTACCCCTGCATCAGCACAAACCTTTGATAGTGGACAAGTCTTACAAATCTTGGAATTAGACCTGTAGTTCTTGGTTGGTAAGGCCTTATCTACCCATGCCTTACGAACATCTCGCATCCACTGGAATGCATTCTCTACCCATTGTCTGTAGTAGTCATTTACTTCTACAGGAAGAATCAACAAGTCGTGATTGTTCTTGTTTTCATAAATTAAAACAGCCTTGGCTTTTTTGAGAATCTTCATATAAATTAGCAGCTGAATCAAGTGCCCAGTCTTTGGCTTGCCTACCTTTTTGCGGTATTCAAAACCTTCCATAGGCATAGTCTTAATCTCACCAAGCAGCTCCTCACCTTCCCAGTTAAGAATAACATCTCCAAAACCAAAGATAGGTGGATCATTAGCAATAACCTTGAACTCAGAGTCAACAAGGAAATCTGGGACATTACCCATAGCTTCCTGGATACGCTCGTGAGATTTTGTTCCTGCTGTCATATTAGCACCGCCATAGGCATCTGCGTTGTCTTCAAATACTCCACCCTCAAAAGCTAGGTACCAGTATCTTGGACACTCACCATGCGAGTATGCAATGGTTGATGGAGCAAAGGTTTTCTTCTGTGCAAACTTGTCAATGCGGTTGATTGTATATCCAGAATTAATCTTTTCAATCAAAGCTTCATTGTTTAGAAACGTTTTCTTATCTGCAACCTTTTTAATCATAACTTCTTGTAAAAAATTTTTAGCCATTATTTTGTCTTCTCTTCTCTTTCCTCTATTATACCACTAACGGGTGATATACTTCAAGGCGGATACTAAACTGTTTATAGACTCTGCTGCTGTGTAATAAATGTTTTTCTTAGACCTATCGCTTTTATCTACGTTGGTCATCCAGGTAGCTTTAAAGGCCATCTTGGCAGCTATCGCCTGTAGCCTTACAATTTCTACGGTTGCCACCGCTAGCGGCACGTCTGGCTTAATAATAAGCTTAGCAATAAAGGTCAGTGCCTGTGTAAGCTCTTCATCTTCCATGAAGTCAGCAATTTCAGATAGTCCGTTGACCATCTCTAGCGTTGTTTTCTCTTGTTCCATCACTCTACTCCTTCTATGAGTTGTTCTAGTATTCCTAATTCTATGATTGCAAGTCTTGTCTTTGGGCTACCCTCGCCTATTACGACAACGATTGCAGGATCCTTGCCATTCTTGATAGCATCTGTGGTCGCCTTAGCCCAAACGTCTTTGTTTAGGGTAAAAGACTTTCCCACTTCCTTAAAGTCAATAACAAAGTTTTCCCAAGAAGCATCACCCTTTTGGTTGTTGCGTCCTGAGTTCTTGTGCTGCTTAGCACCCAGACGCTTACTCTCAGACTTTTCGCTCATAGTCTTTCTTCGTTTTCTTTTTAATGTTTAAGCTAACTTTAGACACGTGCTTGTTAGAACACTGCCAAGTTAAATCAAGGGTGTCATACCACAGCCTTAGCTGAGTAACCTCTTCCTTGCATCTTTGACAAAGAAATATCCCTGGATAGGTTGAGAAGGGCTTAGACACTAGCAACCTTTTCTCTAATGATCTTTTGCAATTCTAGGTCATCACGGACACGAGTTACAAATCCATCTCTACCCTGGACCTTAGAGCCATCAGGAAGGATGTACCAGGCTCCTGTACGCTCTACTATCCCCATAAGCTCTGCAGTATCAACCAAATCGCCAATGGCATCAACGCCAAGAAGGTCGCCTCTAAAATAAAAATCATACTCACCAGACTGGAAAGCAGGTGATGTTTTAGAGAACTGAATGTCCCAACGGATTTTTCTTCCAACTTTTTCTTCAATTAATTTATCTCCTATTGCAATCTTACCTTTGATTGCTTGATTGTCTGACTCAGAACTAAAAAGCTTAATAATGGTGGAGGAGTAAAACTTTGCAGCTTGTCCACCAGTTGGCTGTTGGCTTGTATACATTGCTGAAATGTTATTACGGCTTTGGCTAATAAGAATAAACAGCGTTGGCTTTACCTTGTTGTTTACATAGTTAAGCATCTTCAAGGCATTGCTGAAGTCTCTAGACTCAGCACCAATCTGCTTTGTGTTTTCTAATTCTTTTAGCTCATCAGTGCCCTTTTCAAAGTATATTGCAGGCAAAAGAGATGTGATAGAGTCTACAACAATTAAGTCTACGCCTGCATTCATTAAGGCTGTTCCGACTTCTACCATTTCATTAATAGTTCTAGCTTGAGAAACAATTAGTTTGTCAGTATCTACCCCAAGTTTTTTAGCCCACTCTTCAGAATAGGACATCTCTGCATCAATCCAAGCACAGAGTTTTCCATCTTGCTGTGCTAAGGCTATTGTCTGTAGACAAAGGGATGACTTCGCACTTGACTTGCTACCCCAAATTAGAACCTGCCTACCATATGCAAGACCACCGTTTAATGCACGGTTCAGTCCAAAGCTTGGTGTAGCCTGGTAGTGAGTTGTAAACCCAGCACCATTAGATAAACGCTTTCGTAGCTTTGGATCTAGTGAAGCAAACGCTTCTTCAATTGTTGTCAATTTACATCCTCCATAATTATTGTTCCATCCTTAGTCTTGCCAAAAGAGAACGTGTAAGCGTTTCCCTCTTCAATCTTCATATATGCTTTTGCAAACGATGTTGGGAAAACAGTAACAGAGTGAAGATCCCTTGAGGTATCTGCAAGGACTAGCGATGCCATTTTCTTTCCAGCCTTAGTTACACGTGGCTTGAATGAGACTACAAACATTTCATCATCCTTAAACGGTAGCTGACGGTAGCTTAGCATTTTTAAAAGGCCATTGGAATGATTCCCAATTTCGTCAGCAGGGATAGAGTTAAGAATCCTATTATCACTGCATAGAAGGAGATAAGTCCTGCCAGCTTCAATAGCTGTTTGCTCTTCATCAAATATTCCTACGCTTCCTGTTTTGTCTAGAATTTCTACACGTGACCATCCTTTACCACGCTTAATGCTTTTGATCATTCCTATTAAGACGAACGATCCCTTTTCCTCAAAGTCACACACGTCATTAATAAATGCGTAGTAGTGTTGTGGAATTGAATAGCTAAACTCTGGTAGGTTTAGATACTCATAAAGGTTTTCTTTAATGTCTTCATCGTTTCTTGGGTTGTCTGGGAACGTTGCCCCACCCACAGCTCGTAGTGCTGCTAACGCCCTACTGTTTGCCCCACTACCTTTAGCAAAAGTAAACTCTTCAAGTTCTTTGTATGAATTAAAAGGTCGTGCAGCAATGTATTTAGATGCAATGTTATCACTAATGTACTTAATAGCAGAGAGTCCAAAACGAATCCCCTTTCCTTCAATCTTAAAGTCAGTATCAGAATCATTGATGTGAGGTAACCTTACTGGAATGTTCATTCTCTTTGCCTCAATTAGATATTCTGTACGTGTATCTTTGTCTCCCTCGTTTTTTAGCAGGGAATACATAAACTCTAGAGGATGGTAATACTTTAACCATGCTGTCCAGTATGATAGTGTTGAGTATGCTACAGCGTGAGACTTGTTAAATGAGTACCCTGCGTGAGCCTCAAAGTCCTGCCATAGGTCTTTGGCATCGTTTGGAGAAATAAACTTTGAAGCTCCCTCAACAAACCTATCCTTAAAGATATCAAACTCTTTGGCATCTTTCTTCTTACCAATGATCTTACGAACCTTGTCAGCATCAGCCATTGACATACCGCCAAGTTCTGTACAAGCCTGCATAACTTGTTCCTGATAAAGAATACATCCATAGGTGTCTTGTGTAAATGCTTTCATTACTTGGTGGTGGTAGCTAATGTTTTGCTTACCATGCTTACGAGCAATATAGTCTTTACCAATAGTGTTCATAGCACCTGGACGAACAAGAGCGTTAGATGCAGCTAGCTCATTAAAGTTTTTGACACCCATCTTAACAAGAAGGTTTGTGTATGGTGCAGCTTCACATTGAAATACTCCCTTGGTGTATCCATCAGAAAGCATACGATAGATGTTTGCATCTTCCATGTTAATCTTGTGAAGATCAATACGCTTTGCTCCTTCACGAGCTTGAATAATCTTTAGGGTGTCTTGAATAACAGACAGGGTCTTTAGACCAAGAGCATCAATCTTAATTAGACCAATACGCTCTGCCTCTGCCATGTCTACTGCTACTACTGGAATACGCTCTTTAGTTCCTGGAGCAGTACGAGTTTCCATAGGAGCATACTTAAAGATTGGGTGCTTAGAAGTTACAACGCCTGCAGCGTGAATTCCTGTACCACGGATACGACCACGCAGCTGGTCACCATAAAGCTCAATCTCAGGATACTTTTCACGGAACCATTCAGTCTGCTTTGATGTGCAGTAGTCATCCCAAGTGTCTACAAGCTTCATAACCTTGTTTACGTCTGTTAATGGAATCTGCAACACACGAGCAATGTCACGGACAACACCCTTGTCTTTAAACTGCAAGAAGGTTGCGATAGAAGCTACGTGACGATATTGACGAACCAAGTAGTCTTTTACTTCATCACGACGATTGTCCTGAATATCAGTATCAATATCTGGGAAGTCATTACGTTCTGGATTAATAAAGCGGAAGAACAAAAGTCCATGCTCAATTGGATCAATGTCTGTAATCTCCAAAGCGTAGCAAAGCAAAGAACCTGCAGCAGAACCACGGCCTGGGCCTACCATGATGTCTTCCTTCTTAGCCCAAGCAATCATAGAGCGTACAACCAAGAAGTAAGGACCAAAGTTTTTGTCTTTAATAATCTTAAGCTCTACGTCCAAGCGGTCTAGGTAATCCTGATTGTCAGCTAGGCCTTTAGCTTTTAGACCTGCAAGAGCCAAGGTCTTTAGCTCTCCATCAGGATCTTTATACTGAACTGGCAGAAGGTCTGCGTGGTCCTGGATGTTATAGTCTTCAATCTTGTCTACAATTTCAAGCGTAGTCTCAAACATATCTGCACGATCAATTCCCTGTGCACCCATAGCTGCCTTCATCTCTTCATATGAAAGCAAGTGAATTTCAAACTTGTTGAATGACATTTGACGGTCTGCACCATACAGATAGTCTAGCTTGTCCATCAAACCATCAAGCTTCTTCGCCTTGTCATATGTAGCATCCTTTTCAGGTTTACTAGAGTATGAGTTAAGAATAAGCTTTAGCTCTTGAATTTCTTTCTGTGATGGGTCAGAGTGGTGGCAGTCTGGAGTTACTACTGGCTTAATCCCAAATTCATCTGCAAGGTCTAGGATAATGTTGTTAATGTTTGCTGGGTTGTGTGGCATTACCTCTAGGTAATAATCGTCACCAAAGGTTTCCTTACACCACTTGATATGTTCCTTAGCGTAGGCAAGCTCGTCAGCCTCAATAGCTTTTGCCAGTACCCCAGACAAACAGCCAGAGGTAACGATAAGACCTTCCTTGTGCTCTTCTAAAACCTGCCAGTCAATACGTGGCTTCTTGTAGAATCCTTCTGTCCAACTAATTTCATTAAGTCTGTTAAGATTTTCTAAACCTTTTGCATTCTTGGCTAGGATGATAAGGTGATTGTAGTTAAGATCTAGGGGGTCGTTCTTTTCTTTCTTGTCTGTGTGGTCAAGACGGTCTCTTGTAATGTACCCCTCAATTCCAAGGATTGGCTTAATGCCTTTCTCTTTTGCAGCACGATACATTTCACGATGTCCTGACAAAGAACCGTGGTCAGTGATTGCAATCGCTGGCATACCAAGCTCAGCTGCACGGTCTACGTACTCTTGGGGGGTAGCTATTCCATCAAACAAGCTATAGTGCGTATGTACGTGAAGACCTGCGTAATTCATTAAGTTCCTTAGTTAATTGATTAAGATTGTGAGTGGGCAGTTTACTGAGATGCCCAGCTCTAGTTTTTACCAGTCAGCGTTGCTTGTACTTGCTGTCCCAGGACCATCAAATCCTAGGTAGAAGTTTTCTTGTTCCGCATATGGAACGTGGCGAACAACCTTGTCTAGGTTGAACGGCTGAGTGTTTGACCAATCAAATGGTTCTGAGTCTGGTGTAGTTGGAATTAGCGTGTAGTTGGTCTCAATACCCTGACCATTACGCTTTAGCTTCCATACCAAGTTTGAAATGCTTCCAGTCTCAAGTGCGTACTCACGAATAGTATCAAAAGCAGACTGCTTAGAGATACCCTGTGACCAAACCGCTACATATGGCTCTTCAATGCCATCGTCAACGACTACGTTACAGTAGAAACGAAGACGTGCTCTCCAGCCAGCCTTTGGCTCCTTGCGGTGCATCTCTTCTGCCCAGTCACGGCCCTCTGTTTCCATAGTGTCTAGAGCTTTACGCTTGTAGTCTTTTGGATTGGTGTGTTCCTTTACGACAATGGCTAGGCCACGGTCAGGATTGTAGTTTGCTGAATCCTGGTCAAGCTCTTCAACAAAACGAATCTTTACAGACTGTCCATCTGCCAGCTTTACCCAACGAACCTTTGGTCCAGTTGCTGATGGATCTGAAGTTGACTTGTTGCTATCTAATAGTGCATTAATGTTTTTTAGTCCTTTTACAACGCTCATATTGTGTTTTCTCCTATTCTTATACTTGTGTTGGTTTCTTATTGTAGCATAGAGATGATTGAGTTGTCAAACCTATACTCTATTGTTTTTATTGTTTCGTCATCCATGTCTCCAATGTCTTTGTATTTTGCATCAAGCTTTACTACAGATATACGAGAACCAAGCTTATCTATAAGCTTTTGTCTCATCGTATTACCTGCATCATCGTTATCAGCAAGAAGAATAATATTATTAAAATACTTCTTCAGCA